CAGCTAAGCCAACAGGTGGAAACCTTACCTAGGGAAGCATGCCCTAGGCTCGGATCACGCTCCACCTTGCAGGGGCATCCGGTCATAGCGTGCAAGGCGTTGACGTTAGGTCCCTCTGGGTAATCGGACTGCGAACGGGTGGCACGGAATAGGCGCACAATGGGAATGAGTAGGCTCGCCCGTTGAATGAACGCCAACCAAGGAAAGCCCAAGTAGCACAAGGCCAGACAGAAGGTAGACTAACAGAGACGAGCGATAACGCGGGCATGGCTTGAAGTAACAAGTCTCATGGTGGAAGTGAAGCAGAACCACCGTGCCATTCATTCAGTGCCAACCTGAGATCAGTTGCTGTGCGGTTGGAGCGTTGTCTTGTACCCGGAAGGGGAACCTGTATTAACAGTACAGAGCTTCAAAAGGTAGGCGTGGTAGCCCCGGGAAGAATGTGTAGAGGGAACCTCGTGACACATTACAAAAGGTTTCCAAGGTGATAGACTTTCTAAGCTAGGCCAACCTAGTTAGTCCGAAAGGACTAGGAAAGTTTATACCTAGAGGGGCTGTGAGGAAACTCATGGCCCCTTCATGGTGTAAACTCAACAGAAAGGACTAACACCATGCACACTTACAAACCGGAACAAATCGACTCTCAGATTGCACTGGTCGCACGGGATGCAGGACGTTTGCAGGACAAAATCCATGCTCTCGCCTATGCTGTCCTGTTGGACTGGCGCAAGACTGACGATGGGGATGTGGCAGCAGATCGTCTCTCTCGTCTCCAGTCGGCAAGCCCGTACCATGCGGATGCTTTCTCCAAATGGACAGCTAACTTCCTTTCCGGCCATCTGGTCTGGAACAAAGACAAGGAAGTTTGGGTAGCCAAGGAAGATGTGTCCTTCAAGGACAATGCCAAGGCCATCCTCAAGGGCGTGAAGGATACTCCCTTCTACAAATTCAAGCCTGCCTCCGCGCCCAAGCCCTACGACGACATCGACGCCTTCGAAGCCTTTTACGCCAGCGCCAAGGCACGTGCCAAGGATGCCGAAAAGAAAGAGAACGTCACTGTGCATCCGGCCTACCAGAATGCTCTGGATGAGATGATGCGGAAGGTCCGTGAGATCAAAGCAGCGGCCTAAGAGTGTAGCACCTAGGGGAAACTCTAGGTGCTATTCCTGTTAGACTGTAGCTAGAGGAAAGAGGAGGGACACATCATGGATACCAATCAGATACTAATCCCGTTAGACCCGGTCTGCATTGATGACTACGTTGAGGTAGTCTACTCTGGACCAGACTGGTGCGTGATGCTCTGGAACGGCAAAGAGGAATGGCCTATCCGTACCGCAGACCTAAAGAGGGATTACCGCCCTCTGAGAACAACCGACAAGGAGGTTTTGCGGCGACTGACCTGAGCCTCTCGTCACTGCGCCCTCCGGGGCGCAGCACCGGACGCTCAGTCCGAAATCGAAACCATGGAGAAACCAAATGATCCGCATCAATCGCTCGTTCGACACCGAAGCCGAAGCCATCCAGTTCAAAGAGGACATGCTTCGCCAGTACCACCCCTGCGGCTACGGCACGAAACTGAACATCAGCAGCGCGAACGGACAGTGGCACGTCACTGGCCACCGCTTCAGCAGCTGCGACTGACCTGAGCCTAGTAGGCAAAGGTAGACAACCACCGGAAGAAACATGTCAGTACCTAGGGGAAACTCTAGGTGCTATTCCTGTTAGACTGTAGGAGAAGAACTATGAACCTCAAGTACGAACCCGAGGCAAGGTCAATCCTTGTCAAGTCGTATGAGGAGAGCAGTCTTGTCTTTGCCTGCTTTCGTATCATCCTCAAGAAGCGTCTCGGAAGGGATGACTTCTCGAAGGAGATGAGGACGATCAAGAAGTTTATCCATAAGGAGGAGTAAACCATGAAGTACGGACATATGGAATGCTACCGAGGAGGAGAGAAATGACCATTCACTTCACTGCTAAAGGACTGTACGTCAACGGTGTGCTGATGGAGAAGTCTCACACCAAGGACGCTATCGCTGAACACATCAAGAGCATGCTGTTCAAGTAGGAGAGGCTATGCTTAAGAAATCGGACGCTATTCCGGGGGTAAGGATTCAATTCCGATCCTTCTTTAAGGATGGTGGCATATGTGGAGTATCATGTGACGATGTTACCTGTCTGCCAGTTTCAATGGTTGATGGCGGCATGGAATTTGATACACCTTACGCAGTGCTGCCCGGAACACAAGCCACCATAGTCGCACCGCCTAAGAAGAAGAACAACATCAACATGATTGAGCTTGACTTTGGTGACGATCAAGTTGGTTACATGTTCTGGTGTGACGTACACAGGAACTCGTCTAAGCTGTAGCATCAACACTCCCCGTAGCTCAAAGGATAGAGCAAGGACCTTCTAAGTCCGAGGTTGTAGGTTCGAGTCCTGCCGGGGAGGCCAACTGATGAAGGAGAATACCATGAGACCTAACTGGAACTACTACCATGACGTGATTGCCCACTCGCACCGGACTGAGGAGGTGAAGGCGTATCATGTCTCTGTCAACCCGACTAAGACCCTGCCCGGTAGCCTTACTGCTAGCAGGAAGAACATCAAAGAGCTACTCGGCAAGCGTAAGCGCCGGGTGATTGTCTTCAACTAGGAGAACTGAGATGCCGTATGAATTCTTTGACTGGTCGAGGATGAAGTGGTGGGTGTGGTCTACTGTATCCCAGTCATACATCATTTCTCGAAGGAAGAACCACAAGCCGCCATCTATTGCGGGGATGTACCAATGATGCAGGTACCTATCTGGAGCAAGGGTGTCTTTGTGTGGGTGGACCTCACCGAGGAACTGTTCTACAAGCTGTGGAGTAGAGAGAATGAGAGAGTACAGAGTGGGTGACTGCATAGGTTACCATGGAAGCCACACTATCATAGAAGAGGTTGTAGACGACAGGCTGTACGGCTATTGGTTTGAGTGGAACCGTATTTATGGCGATCTTACATGGACCGGAGCCTACGAAGTAGACAGCCACATCCCCAAAGAGTATTGCTGATGAACATCTTCTATCTGTGCTCTGCACGAAGGGAGACACCTGAATGGTACAAGTAGGAGACTGTGTTACAACTAGAACTGGTAACTACGGGGTAGTTCAAGAGCAACGGGTACCCGGAAGTTGGTGGGCCTTGTTCCTGAAAACGGCATGGGGAAGTCGGGACTTCGAAAGGCTGCACTTCAAACAGTCTAACGCAAAGGTAGTAATCCCTAAGGAGTATACATGATGCAAGATGATCCTCGGTGTTGCCCTTTCTATTCTCGTAGGGCAGAGAGAGTATACGAGAAGAGTCGTACCATCTACTACAACCTACCTCTTGGTGATGGTACACCTAGGTCAACCAATGGCTATGAGTCCATCGTTGAACTGGTGAACATGACCACTGGCATAAAGATTTACAAGAGGTCTCCTGTTATGAACACTTGGCGGGATGCTTTCTATTGGGAGAACCCATATGAACGACGACCCGATTGACGACTGGACTAAGTACCTTAACAAACTAAACCAGAGGTACACAGAGAAGGGGTTTCTTCCTAGAGACCCGGAGAACTTGGACCCTTATGGTCCTCAGAATCACCCACTGAAGGAGAACAAAGATGCTAGTTCGTAGAGATAAGCACGGTTTGTACATCCGAAACCGAGGGGGAAAGAACTACGCGCCATACAGACCGGGTACATTTAAGGGTAGTTCTCATGTTTGGAATACAGGAGAAGCCGGTCTAAAAGAAGGCGATAAACCAAAGACACGCCATGTAACCGGAGAGCCTTTCGTTAAAATCTGGCTGCCTAATGGCTCCTTCGCATATTGGGGATGCTATGGGCGGGAAGAGGGGGAGTACAAAGAAAATGATTGACGTGTGGATTGCAACTGGGTTGTGCCTTGTATTCTGTTGTCTGTTCTACTACCTTGGTTGGGTCAGGGGTGTTAACCGTACTGCTCTTGCTGCTTATACCAAGGGAGTGAATGACGCAGTGGAACTGGTGACAAGAGAGATCAACAAGATGATCGAGAAGGAAGGTAGTGATGGGGAATAAAGTAATCTATTCAATCGACAACGTGGCTAACTTAAGGCAACTCGCCAAGTTTACCAGTCACATGGACAAGCTGGAGGCTGGAGGTAAAACTCTAGGGAATACAATCCCTTGCATCGGTGCTTATGATTCAAAGCTTGAAGTATCCTTCGTAAGTACCGAAGAAGATTACAAGAATCACGTTGTACCCTATGGGTTTGTAGATAACCAAGAGAGTGTAATCCTTCTTGGTCCTGACAACGTAGCCTACCTTAGCGACAACCTGCTGCATACATCTGAATACCTTGGCCGTATGGTGCAGGTGAATGACTACGAAGACTTAGACGACGAACAAGGATGGACATACAGGATGGACCAGAATGAGTACTACCATGTTTCCACCTAGAGGAAAGGAACTACCATGTGGGTAATCTGGGAAGACAGACAAGAACGGAGAGATAGACTAGCGGAGTACGGAAGAGCACCCGATGTCTTCGAACAAGATGGATGGTACTGTAACGATAAGTACTCTCGCAAAGTAGACCGTGGTGACATCAAGAATGCTAAGATATTTATGAACAAGAGGGCCTTAGCCCAAGGTCTTTCATGGGCATGTGGTGAACCCACTGTCTACGAAGTTGAAGTAACTGTAACCCCTATCAAGAAAACTACACTCGGAGAAATCAAATGACTAACTACATTCAAGAAGCAGGTCAACACTACTGGCCGAACATTGAAGAAGCAACCAAGACCAACATCCAGAAGATTCTTCACGTCTGTAAGCGGATGTTCAACGACAAAGAACCTTCCTTCTATAACGAGATGGAGAAGAAGTTCGACAAGACTTTCTACAACATCCTCAAGGAACTCCCTGCTGGTACTGTGTTCGCACTAATCACCGGGGATATCCCTGTTGAAGAGTTCAAGACTTGGTTGTCCTCCAAGAACAAGGAGACTAACTTCAAGGACATCGGACCTGATCGCTACACTGACTCCGAGTGGCCGGTGAAAGTAGTCAAGGCAATGGAGACTCTGGCTGAGGCAAGCAAGGGTAACTACAAGGAGACTACCGAAGAGAGTGTAGCCTCTGGTGGTATATCTCAGGAAGCCTTTGATGAACTCAGGGCCAAGCTGGACCGAGAGTATCGAGAGAACAAGAACCTTTCGGACCAGAAGGATGCCCTTCAGAAACTCTTCGAAGAGACTGAGACTAACTACAAGGAGAAGCTTAAAGAGTTGTCATCCTCTAGGGTGAAAGAAGAACTTGAGGGGTTGACAATCGGAGAGGGAGACCTTACTTCTACTATCACCATGCGTCCTGCCAAGGAACTGTTCTTCGGTGTGACTGATAACAACATCGAGGTGCCTGTCTTTGAGTGGAAGGATGCCGAGGGTAACGTGGTTGCTCACCCGGATATCCCCAAGCAAGACCCCAAGTATCTCTTCCGTGAGAAGGAGTTGACTCGTGTGCTCTATGCTCTGATGACTAACCAGAGGATGTACCTGCATGGCCACACTGGTACTGGTAAGACTACCCTCATCGAACAGGTAGCAGCACACCTTAACTGGCCTGTACTGCGGATCAACTTCGACTCTGAGATCACTCGCATGGACTTGATTGGTAAGACTGATCTGGTTGCTGATGGTGGTACGACTACAACTCAGTGGCAGGATGGTCTGCTCCCCAAGGCAATGTCTAATGCTTACATCGCTATCTTTGACGAGATTGACTTCTGCCGTCCTGATGTTAGCTACGTAATGCAGGCAGCTACCGAAGGGAATGGTATGACTCTGCTTGAGGACGGTGGACGTAAGGTGTATCCGCACCAGATGTTCCGTATGTTCGCTACTGGTAACACGGTAGGCCAAGGGGATGAGTTCGGTATGTACCAAGGTGCTCGTGCTCAGTCTCTTGCCTTCCTTGACCGCTTCACTATCTGGCAACGAGTGGACTATCTGCCTGCTGACAAGCGTAAGGAACTGGCTCAGAGTGCAGCACCTACCCTCAAGTCTGAGATCGTGGATCGTATCAGTAAGTACGTCACTGAACACCTTGAAGCCTTCACTGGCAACAACGTACTCCAGCCTATCTCTCCTCGTGGTATGATGGCAGTGGCTAAGGCAGCAGAGTTCCTGTCTCTTAACGGTGCCTCAGATAAAGATGCACTGAGCGAGGCTCTGGATATGGTGGTGCTTGATCGTTGTACTCAAGAGGATCGTGCGGTACTCAAGGGGATTAAGGATCGGGTATGGAAATGAAAACACAAGAGTTCATTCACGAATCTATCGGAGTTACCGATGTCTTTGGCCGTAAGTCTGGAGTCAAGGTAGTCTTCGAAGGAGATCAGGCCCATACTGATGGAGAGACTATCATTATCCCATCTCTTCCTCAAGACAAGGTGATGAGTAAGCACTCAGTTGGTGTAGCCCGAGGGTATATCGACCACGAGTCTGCCCATGTACGCTTCACTGATTGGGATGTATCCAAGAAGTTGTTCAAAGAGTGTGCGGAGCACAACCGTCCTTCACTCAAGGCAATCACTAACTGCGTAGAGGATATGTTCATTGAGCGGGAGTACATGAAACTCTACCCCGGCTCGGAAAGAAACCTTAACACTCTCTGCACTGACATTAATGTACGAGAGGTAGAACATATCAAGGCACTGCCTGAGGACCAGAGAACAGGAGTTAACCTTGGTACAGTAGCCTCAGGTATCCTTGCCCGTGGTCGTCGTGACTACGTGGATACCTCAGAACTCTGGGACTGTGTACCTGATAACGTCAAGGCTCACGCAGAGAAGTGGCAAGAGCATATCGACAAGATAGAGTCTACCTCAGATTCTATTCGTCTTGCCAAGTCTATCTACAAACTGCTGAGAGAGGACCCTAACCTTGAGTCTGATCCCGAGGACTTCAACCCTGAGGATGACGACCTCTCTGATGTAGCTGATGGTGATGGAGAGTTGTTGCCTAAGGGTATGAAGGAGGAGTACGGTGAGGCTGGTGAGGCTCTGGGGGAAGCACTCTCAGAGGATGGAGAGTCTGGTCCTGCTGAACTTGGTGAGGGTAGTGGTGCTAAGGGATTAGCTAACGGTAAGGGTGCCCTTGGTTACACTGTGTACACTACCAAGTATGATACAGTACTCCATCGTCGTCTCCCCAAGCCTAGCGAAGAATCCCGTATGGACAATCCTCCCTTCTGGACTGGCACTCATGAAGGCTACGCCAAAGACAAGTCTCGTCTTCAGTCTCAGATCACAGTGATGAAGTCTAAACTCCAGAGAGTGATTGCGTCCAAGGAGATGAGAGACTGGGACTTTGGTAGAGAACAGGGCAGGTTGGACTCCAAGAGATTCTCTAGTGCCATGACTGGACAGAAGAATGTCTATAAGAGACGCACTGATCGTATTGAGATGGATACTGCTATCAGTATTCTTGTGGACTGTTCTGGTTCCATGTCTAGTGGAGGTAAGATCACTCTGGCTAAGCAAGTGGCTATTGTTCTTGGTGAATGCTTCGAAGGTACCGGAGTCAAGTACGAGATCGTAGGGTTTACTAATCATTATGCTAACATGCGCGATACTATTAACAGACTAGTCTACAAGGGTGAGAAAGAAACCAAAGTCTATCATAGGATTGAACCACTTCAATTGATGATGTTCAAAGAGTTTAACGACAGGCTCCGAGATGCTCAACCATTCATCAACGCTATCGACATGGTAAGTATGGGTAACAACTCGGACAGAGATGCTATTCAGTTCGCTGCTAACAGATTGAGTAAACGTCCAGAGTCTAGGAAGATTCTATTCACTCTATCTGATGGTTCACCAGCCAACTCCTGTAGTAATTCTGTGGACAGTAAGGACCTTATTCGTGGAGCTAAAGAGGCGGTAGACGAAGCATCCAAAGAGATTGAGTGCGTTGGTATCGGTATTCAAGATAGTTCAGTGAAGAGAATCTATCCTAACTATGCAGTGGTGAACAACCTCGAAGAACTCCAGAGTACCGTGATGAGAAAGCTGTCTGCTATTCTCACTGGTGGAAAGGTGAGACTATGAGGTGTTCCTGCTGCGACACAGATGAAAGACTTAAGTACGACAAGGACACTAACAAGTTCTACTGTACCCACTGCTGGGGAGAGATCAAGGAGAACTATAAGCAGTTAAAGAACGGAGGGTTTACCTTCAGAGACTTGAACTATATCTTCTTCGGAGAGGAGCAATGAACCTTTGGCAATACATGCGTATAGGAATCTATCTTCTGTATCCTAATAAGGAACAAAGTAGTCTTACGTATTCTCTTTCTGCAGCGAATCCAGATTTTATGAAATTAGTATCAGATAAAGATAAATTCCCTAGAAGATTAACTAATTCAGATTTCAAGTTAATAGTACCTGAGGAGTACATGTAATGGAGACACACCAAGACTGCCCCCACTGTGGACATAAGGAATGCTACACCGTATTCCCTGACGGTGGTTACTACTGCCATTCGTGTGGAGCAAAGAGCGGAGGAAAGCCATTGGAAATTGAAGAGAGAAACTTTGAAACCATTCGTGGTATCGACAAGAAAGTCTGTGAGTTCTATGGTACTACTGTAGACTATGACTCTCTTGGTAATGCAGTACGACACACCTACCCCTACCCCCATGCTGAGAAATACCGCTACCTTCCTAAGGACTTCTCAAAGAACAAGGGGTTCACAACAGATCATCTCTTCGGGCAGGACAAGTTCAACCCCGGCTGTGCCAAGTATATCACTATCGTAGAGGGTGAGCTTGATGCTATGTCTGCCTATCAGATTCTCGGTAAGAGGTGGCCGGTAGTCTCTCTGCCTTCGGCTAGTATCAGCAGGAAGTTGTTGCAGAATGTACACGAATACTTGAACTCCTTCGAGAGTATCGTTATCTGTACTGATGGTGACGATGCAGGGAAGAAGGCCAGTGATACACTCTGTGAAGCATTCCCCGGTAAGGTATGGAGAGTCAAGCTAGAGAAGCACAAGGATGCTAATGCTTTCCTTCAGGCTGGTGACGAGGAGAGTTTCAAATGGTCATGGGTAAACAGAGAACGGTATGTTCCTTCTAACGTTTACAACAACAAGTCTGACTTTGATTCTATCCTTGACGACGACGAGACTAACACCTTCATCCCTACTCCTATCACTGACTTCAACAAGCTGTGTAAGGGGCTGATGCAAGGCCACCTCACTGTGATTACAGGACCGGAGGGGCAGGGTAAGACAGAGGTGATGCGTCTCTTCGAAGCAGACATCCTTATGAACCATGACATCCCTATCGCAGTGCTGCATATGGAGGAGAGTAAGAAGACTTGCCTGTTGTCTTTGGCTTCCTACGTACTGGGTATCAACCTTCGGGACCCCGAGCATGGTGTGCCTCAGGAGGATATCAAGGCAGCGATAGACAAGCTGAACGCCAAGAAGAACCTGTTCCTCTTCGAGCTTGGTATTGACGAGGACCCACTCAGTATCATGGACAAGGTGCGTATGCTTACTTCTGTCTACGGCTGTAGGTACATCTTCATCGACCCTATCCAACAGCTTAGCTACGGCAAGGATAAGGACTCTACGGAGGAACAGGTGCTCACCAAGATCAGTGTACAATTGGAACGTATCGCCACTGAGTTCAATGTGGGTATTGTCTGTACTACTCACGTCAATGACGATGGACAAACTCGGAGCAGTCGTATGATTGGTAAGTCTGCCAGTGTGCGTATTGATCTTCAGCGAGACCATATGAATCCTGACCCTGACATTCGTAACCAGACCAAGCTGATGGTGTCAAAGAACAGACCTATCGGCCCTACTGGGTTTGCTGGTGTGTTGGAGTTTGACCCCGGCAGCTTCACTCTTAAGGAGATGGTATGAGGTACAATCTTTTAATTACTCTCCGACCTACGGACTATGGGTATGGATGGGAGATAAGGCCCGGAGTCTCGTACCCCTTAGGCCATCATAAATTCCCTACCGTATGCTGTTCTGGAACCACCAGAGACCCAGATAAGTACAACAAGAAGATACCTAAGGAGTACACCTGATGCAAGCAGGAGAAGTCTGGAAGAATAAGTATTCACCAACCACTCTGGTATTAGGGCGAAGTACTAGGTTTTATTTCTATAACGGGGATGGGAATGCTCTCTTCGGTAGGTATGCCTGCTGTACTGTTAGTCTTAATAATCCTAGCGAGTGGAAAAAGATTATTCCAAAGGAGTACGCATGAAGTTATTCGTATCAGACATCGAGACTGACGGGTTCGATCCTAGTGTGATCCATTGCTTCTTCGGTAAGGTGGTGGATACGGATACTTGGAAGGTAGAGGGAACTGAAAGATGGGTAGACTTAAATAGTTTCGATACCCCAGACGTACCAGCAGTAACTCCAGTATTCCATAACGGATTGAACTTCGATGTCCCGGTACTTAACAAGTTCTATCACGGACTTATTGATCCCCACAAAGTAGTGGATACCTTCGTGTCCTCTCGTCTTATTAACTATAGTAAGTTCCGTACTCATGGTCTAGAGGAACTTGGACGCTATCTCAAGATGCCTAAGGGTACATTCAATGGGCCTTGGGATAAGCGTACCAAGGAGATGGAAGACTATTGCTGGCAGGATGTAGACGTAACCATTGAAGTATTGAAACACTACTGGCCTCAGATCAGTGACCCCTCTTGGAAGAAAGCTCTCAGAGTAGAGCATGAGATGGCTATCATCTGTAAGGACATGCAGGACAATGGGTTCTACTTCAACGACGAGAAGGCTCTGGATATTCTCCACGATGTACAAACAGAGCAGGCTACTCTTGAGGCTTCATTCAAGAAGGAGTTTCCACCCCACAGAGTAGAGACTAAGAGGATCAAGTACCGTACCAAGAAGGATGGCTCTCTGTTCTCTGGTGTATCCAAAGCACTAACAGAATACCCTGACCACGAGAGGGACGGAGAAGACTTGGTGTGCTACACTAAGCAAGAGTTTAATCCCGGTTCACCAAGAGATCGTATTGACGCCCTGTGGGATGCCGGGTGGAATCCATACCTCAAAACGAAAGGACACAAGAAATGGTTAAGAGAGTCCCGGTAGAGGGTGACTGCTTCATTAGTAAGTCTGGTGAACTAAAATGGATTTGCCTTAAGGACTCTAAGAAACAATACAACTTCAACACAGGAAGAGCGGTCAACTCCCATGTGGTCACTGCATTCGAAATCCTAATCCCTAAGGAGTATACCTAATGGCCTACAATGGAGTATGTGTCACTGAGTATAGTGCTGGGAGTGGAGATTATGTAGATGATTGCTGCCTTGTCCACGACTCTATGGTAGTGTTTACCTTTCGAAGAGATACAGGGTGCGATTACATGGTATTACCTCGTAGACCTTTCAGAGTAGATGACCCAGATGACGGTGTCAGATCAGTTGAAGTAGTAATCCCTAAGGAGTACACATGATAGAAGACAAGGAAGAACATTACAAAAGGTACGGATGGGAGGTCAACGAGGAGAACCTGTCCACTCTACCAGCTACAGCACCACAGGCAGCAAGGGATTTGACCAAGTGGTTAACTCTTGAGGGTAGACGTAAGCAACTGGAGGATTGGTTAGCTAACCTGAACAGAGACACCAACTCTATTCACGGTAAGTTCTGGCCTATCGGTGCTTGGACGCATCGGATGGCACACACCAGCCCTAATGCCGCCAACATTGTGTCTGTCTTTAGTGGTACACCAGAGACACCAGTAGAAGAAGTAAAGGAAAAATACGATGGAGAGATGCGGTCCTGTTGGGAGGCTGATCCGGGTGCATGGCTTGTGGGTACTGACGCTGATGGTATTCAGTTGCGTATCCTTTGTCACTACACCAAGTCTGCTGTACTCAGGGACGCTATTGTATCCGGTGATAAGTCAGTGGGTACAGACATCCACTCAATGAATCAGAAGGCTCTTGGTCCTATCTGTAAGACCAGAGACGACGCCAAGACATTCATCTACGCTTGGCTCCTAGGTGCTGGTATCCCCAAGATAGCTAGTATTCTCAAGTGCACCATGCCTCAGGCTAAGGAAGCAGTGGATAACTTCCTGTCTGCTTATCCAGAGTTGAAGAGGTTGAAGAACGTCACCATTCCTAGAGATGCAGCAAGAGGATACTTCATCGGTCTTGATGGACGTAAAGTACAGTGTGACTCTGAACACCTGATGCTGGCTGGATACCTACAGAATGGTGAGGCTGTGGTGATGAAGCACGCTAACGTACTCTGGAGGAAAGCACTAGATGAATTCTTTTATCAGTACAAGCAGGCAAACTTCGTACACGACGAATGGCAAACGGTAGTCTTTGGAGGACGAGACAATGCAGAACAAGTCGGGTTGATACAGAGACAAGCTATCATAGACACAGGACATGACCTGAGCCTGTTCTGCCCATTGGATGGTAGCTATAGCGTAGGTAGAAATTGGCGCGAAACCCATTAGAAAGGAGACACACTAATGCAAGAGACTAGACAGGTTAACACTAGGTACGTAGGTATTGGTTGGCTAAGTAAAAAGGCTAGGGAACTCAGGCTGCCCAAGGAGAAGGTAGAATCTATCAGACATCCTGATGCACGTTACGTAGGAAAGGGATGGTATGAGTACACCTACGAGACAGACATCCCGTGGGAATACCGATGAAGAGCGGGGTGTTGTCCGATCATGGATTAGGTATTTACTCTCTTATCTACAAGAGTGCCGATACCGTTTACTACTTCCCTACAGGGTCATCTCTCGAAACTAAATTCAGTTCGGTAGAGAGACTGGGCGAAGGCTACAAAGAAGTGATCCCGAAGGAATATTGTTAGAAAGGACTTGACATCATGCTCGATACGTGTTATAACTATACTATAAGGGAAGGAGAAGAAGACTACTACGTACTAGTAGATGACTATGAACTTAAGGAATACCATAGTGATTGGTATTATTCTTTCAAAGAAGAGGAGAACTCTAAGTATGGCTACTGAATTTGTGAAGCTCAAGGGTACCGCCAAGTGGGCACGAGTCTTTGAGGACAACCGAGACCTCTACGGTTTCGAAGGTGCTGCCAAGGAATACGGTGGGCAGTATGTTATTGATGTCTACGCTGACAAGGAGAATCTGGATAAGCTCAAGGCTTCCGGTTCTCGTATCCGTCCCAAGCTTGACACTGATGGGAAGATGTTTGTCAAGTTCAAGCGTAAGCACGAAGGTCCTTTCGAGGCTGCCAGTGGTGCACCTAAGGTAACCAACAAGGCAGGGGATGTATGGTCCTTTGAGGATGATGGACCTATCGGTAACGGCTCTGAGGTAGAGGTAGACCTTGTCGTCTATGACACCAGAATGGGTAAAGGTACTCGTCTTGAGGGGGTGAAGGTGTTGAGCCTTGTGGAGTACAAGGAGACTTCTGGTCCTCGTGAGAAAGAAGAGGAGTTGTTTTGACTAAGACCATCGACACTCTGGTAGAGGATATCTACTCCGTAGTTGATGGCCAAGGGGGGTGGACAGAGACAGTCAACAAGCACATGGGTGAGCGTCTTATGGCCACCATGATGGCTCGTCTCAACCCCGAACCTAGGGCTGGAGGTACTCTACGTATGTCCAACCTAGGTACCCCCTGTGAGCGTAAGCTCTGGTACTCAGTCAACTCGGAAGGTGATCCTGTTCCTCTCCTGCCTAGCACCAAGTTCAAGTTCCTCTACGGGGATATCCTTGAGGACTTGCTCATCTCTCTGGCAGAGGCGGCAGGGCATGAGGTGACTGGGTTTCAAACCACTATGGACATTCAAGGTATCAAAGGACATCGAGACTGTGTGATTGATGGAGTAACGGTAGACGTGAAGAGTGCTTCTACCTATTCCTTCCAGAAGTTTCAACAACACAACCTCAGGAATGATGATCCCTTTGGTTACATTGAGCAGCTTAGTAGCTATGTCTATTCAGGGAAGGACGATCCTCTCGTAAGAGACAAGACTCACGGTGCATTCTTGGCGGTAGACAAGCAACATGGTCACATCTGCCTTGACATGTACGACTTCACTGACGAGATCAACCAGAAGGAAGGGAGAGTCAAGTACCTCAAGGAGATGGTCAAGGATACTACACCGCCTACCAGAGGGTTCGACCCTGAGCCTGATGGTAAGTCTGGTAACATGTCTCTTGCTCTGAACTGTAGCTACTGTGAGTTCAAGAAGGTATGCTACCCAGAAGTCAGAGGCTTTATCGTAGGTGGTAAACCAAAGTACCTGACCACTGTAAAGAAGGAACCATGGTCCTCAAAGTACGGACCTTGCAAGGAGTTTGAAGTATGACTAACGATAAACTGATTACACTGACTTACGACAAGCTTGTAGAACTGGTGATGAATGGTCCTCTGTTCCTTGCCGAACAACTGGATGGGATTCTTGCTGATCCTATTCAGGACAACGTGGAGGTAGACGGCAATGGCAACTTCAACAGCTTCGAAGAAAGCGAAGGGGAGGAAACTTCAGCAGTGGACGAGGGACAAGATACTGTCTTTATGGTCTACTTTGAATGGTGATGACGTAAGGTCTAACCCGATGGGTGCTCAGGGGGAGGATATCCTTCTGAGTACTCGGGCCAGAGAGTTGGTGCCCCTGTCTATCGAGTGCAAGTCCAGAGCTACCATTGCTGTGTACAACTGGTACGATCAGGCTAGCACTAACTGTCCAAAGGGGAGTGAACCCTTGGTGGTATTCAAGGCAGACAGGAAGAAACCTCTGGCTATGGTAGACGCTGAGTATTTCTTTGAACTGATGGAGAAGAGAGGATGACTAAGACACACCTTATCATTCCTGACCAACACGCTCACCCTGACTTCGACAACAAGAGAGCAGATTGGTTGGGTCAACTCATCAAGGATGTAAAGCCTGACCTAGTGGTGAACATCGGGGACGCGGCAGACATGCCTAGCCTCAGTGCTTACGACAAGGGTAAGGCTTCTTTCTGGTCTGCTTCCTACGAGAAGGATATCGAGGCACACCTAGACTTTCAGGATCGTCTCTGGCATCCAATCAAGAAGTCCAAGAAGAAGCAACCCTATCGTGTAGTCCTTGAGGGTAACCACGAGCATAGAATCAAGAAGGTATTGGAATACGAACCGCATTTGAAGGGTAGCCGGTATGGTGTCTCGTTTGAAAACCTTGCTTTCTCCGACTACTATCATGAGGTGGTGGAGTATAAAGGACAAACCCCCGGAATATATTCCAGTGACGGTATTGATTATGCTCACTTTCTCATCAGTGGTGTCATGGGTCGTCCTATTGGAGGTGAGCATCATGCTTATTCTCTTATCGCCAAAAACTTTACCTCTTGTACTGTTGGCCATTCCCATACTGTTGATTGGTGTGTTCGTTCTGATACGCACGGTAAGAAGATTATGGGCCTCGTATGTGGCGTTTACCAAGACTACGAAAGTAAGTGGGCTGGACACGTCAATGATCTCTGGTGGTCGGGCGTGGTCATCAAGAGAGGAGTAGAAGACGGCAGCTACTCTCCTCAGTTTGTCTCAATCAAGGATTTGGAGAGGGAGTATGGATGAACAGATTGAACTATTGCTGATGTCCTACTCCCTTGACCAACTCTGTGACGACAACGATATCGACAGAGAGTTCATACTCAGATACCTGATAGAAGAAGGAATGGTAAACTTGGAGGACTACTTTAATGACTGACGCACCTGAACGGATTTGGATGGTTAAGCAAGACGACGACGATTATGGACCTATGCCGCTGATGCGGACGACAAAGGACATGCCAGAGGCCGTGGAATACATCCGTAATGATATCTACCGCGCAGCACTTATGGACGCTATCTCAGCGGACTGTGACGCCTTAGATATGTATGAGCGCCTTCAGAGTCTTGCTAAAGAGAACACTGACCTTAAGGCTAGACTGGAGAAGTTTAATGACTAGAGAAGACAAAGTAAAAGAGTTCCATGAAGCATTCAGCCATCCTATCGGAGGAGAATGGACTGAGGAGTTGATGGCCTTCCGTATTAATCTTATCACAGAGGAGCTTGAGGAACTGCTGGAAGCCTGCGAGCATGTGATCCTTGAACCCTATGAAGGATGCGAAGCTGCTCTGCTAAAGGAACTGGCAGACATCCAATACGTAGTCTCAGGCATGGCAGTAGCTCTTGGTCTTGATCTTGAAGAAGCATTCAATCGAGTGCACAAGAGCAACATGAGTAAGCTCGGAGAGGATGGTAAGCCTATCTACCGCTTTGATGGTAAGGTTCTTAAGGGACCAAACTATAAGGAACCTGACTTGGAGGACTTGATTTGATTACCGTACAGATCACAGACGACTTCGCAGACGAGATCGTTAAGCAATCCCTGATGAGTATCATCCTTGACCTAGACTACGAGGAAGACGAAGAACTTATCAAGGCAGCAGTCAAGGTTATTGAATACTATTCCACACCAACAGAATGGGAAGAATTCCAGAAGGAGTACAGCTTTGAGTAACTACGGACCTACTCTTCCAATCTCGGAAGAAATCCACTCCATGAAGTACCGCCTCAAGGGGGAGACATTCAAGGAGGCTATGTCCCGAGTGGCTCAGTCTCTCTCGGATGGTAACGAACACTTCGAGAAGTTCAGGGACATTCTCTACAACCAGAGATTCCTTCCTGCTGGGCGTATTCAGTCTGCTATGGGTAGTCCTCGTGTGGTTACACCGTACAATTGTTTTGTCTCGGGGACTATTAATGATTCCATGGACGACATCATGGACAAGGCTAAAGAAGCAGCGGAGACAATGAGACTCGGAGGTGGTATCGGTTATGACTTCTCTACTCTACGGCCTAGGGGTGCTAATATCCGCAGTCTTGATTCACGATCTAGCGGTCCGGTATCTTTCATGGGAATCTACGACGCTCTCTGCAAAACTATTTCGTCTGCTGGCCATCGTCGTGGTGCTCAGATGGGCGTACTTAGAGTGGACCATCCAGACATCGAAGAGTTTATCACTGCAAAGAACAACTCCAGTAAGCTCACAGACTTCAACATCTCAGTAGGTATCACTGACAAGTTCATGGAAGCAGTGAAAGAGGATAAGCCCTTCGATCTTGTCTTCGATGGCCGAGTGTACAAGACAGTGAATGCTCGTAACCTGTGGGATTCTATTCTCCGTAGTACATGGGACTGGGCTGAGCCGGGAGTTCTCTTCATCGACAGGATGAACTACAAGAACAACCTCTGGTACTGTGAGACTATCGCAGCAACCAACCCCTGCGGTGAACAACCTCTGCCTCCCTATGGTGCTTGTCTTCTCGGCAGCTTCAACTTGGTGAAGTACATCAAGGACGGAGTAATCAAAAGCCACAGCTACTACGGAGAGGACACTTACGGTAAGGTCTTCGACTACGAGATGTTCAAGAATGACATCCCCTTCGTAGTCAGGGCTATGGACAACGTGATCGATAGAGCAGTATACCCACTCAGAGAACAGGCTCAGGAGGCACTGGACAAGAGGCGTATGGGCCTAGGTGTTACTGGTCTGGCTAATGCTATCGAGGCTCTGGGATACCCGTATGGTTCTCCTGAGTTCCTTACCCAGATGCAGACAATCATGGGAGTCTTGAGGGATACAGCTTACACTGCTTCTATCTCTCTGGCTATCGAGAAGGGGCCGTTCCCTAAGTTCGATCCCGCTATCACTCACTCTGGATTCTACCGTACCCTGCCGTACAGTATTGTGGAGAACGTAAAGAAGTATGGAATTCGTAACAGCCATCTCCTCTCTATTGCTCCTACTGGTACTATCAGTCTTACTGCGGACAACGTATCGTCGGGTATCGAACCAGTCTTCTCGCACTGGTATGACCGTACCATTCAAACATTCGACGGAGCAAGAATTGAAAGAGTGGAGGACTTCGGCTATCGTGAATTCGGCATTAAGGGCAGGACAGCAGACCAAGTCAGAGTAGAGGATCATGTCAAGGTACTCAACATGGCCTCTCAATACGTTGACTCTGCCTGCTCCAAGACCTGTAACGTGGGTGATGATGTCACTTGGGAAGAGTTCAAGGATGTCTACATGCAAGCCTATGACGGTGGGGCCAGTGGGTGTACTACCTTCAGGGCTTCTGGTAAACGGTACGGTATTCTTAATGCTTCAAAGGACGAGGAGATTGTAGAAGTGGAGACTAAAGAAGAAGACAACTTTATCGAAGAAGGTGGGGCTTGTTACTTCGACCCTGCCACTGGTTTGAGGACTTGCGAATGAGATACCTTCTAGTAATTCTAATGCTACTGGCTACTCCTCTGAGGGCTGACATCCTTGAGGACATCCTCTACCCCACTGTGTCTGTCGAGGTAGCTGGAGGTTCTGGTAGTGGTACATCAGTAGCTATTGATCCTATCCTCGGTACTTACATCATCACCAACTACCATGTTGCTTCTATGGGGGAGGACCTTAGGGTCTTCTTCCATGGAGACAGCAAAGGATACCCTGCCTACATGGTGGCCCACAACGTAGCTTACGATATGGCTATCCTAGTGACCAGACACAAGGCAGACCACGTGGCTAAGCTTGGCAAGTCCTCTGATGTCTCTCTGTTCAAGGACACTATCTGTATCGGTAACTCCTTCGGTAATGGTATCGTGCCATCCAAGGGTATCATCTCTGGTGTTGATGTAGAGATCGGAGGGTATATTAATCTGTTCTACAAGATGGACTGCAAGATCGTACCGGGTAACTCTGGTGGTGGTATGTACGTAAAGGTAGGCAACCACTGGGTCTACATCGGTATGCCCTCCAAGGGTATGGTAATCAGGGGACAGTTCTTTGAGCACCTGTCTGTAGCAGTACGAGTTAAGGACATCAAGGAGTTCCTTGCCTATCACCATGTAATCCCAATCACGGAGGCGTATGACCTTGGAAGACCGTATTGAAGTCAAGTACGAAGAAGACAAGAAAGGTAGAACCTACATCGTAGAACCTGATGGGAACCACTGGTACCCTAAGCGACCGCGATCAGGAGTGTTGCCTGAGTACTGCCGGTATCTTATTGCCGGTGGTACCCTACCTGATACTGTCATCACGGTCCTCAGAGAAGAGACAGTCTGCTTCGTACCTATGCCTGTGGACTGGTGGGCGGGTAAGGCTATCTCTGAAGGAGAGACCTCTGCAAAGTATGTAGACTATAAAGGATTTGATTATGAAAGCAACTCTGATTGACTCGATGGGGTCAGACCTCAGTGTGGTAAATGCTGCAAGGGTTTCCTTCGGCAAGAAGCACGAAGAGTTTGATGAGGACAAGGACACCAAGCTCATCCACTACCTTGCCAAGCACAACCACAAGTCACCCTTCGGCCACTGCTTCGCCTCCTTCCACGTCAAGGCTCCTATCTTTGTGGCTCGACAGTTGGTGAAGCACAAGTTCCTCAGGTGGAATGAGATCAGTCGTAGGTATGTAGACGAGGAGCCTGAGGTTTATGTTCCCGAAGTATGGCGGGGTAAGTCTGAGAATAAGAAGCAAGGGTCTTCCGGTAAAGTTTCTCTTGAAGATGTGAATTCAATCGGAGAAGAGTTCCAAGGATTCTTCGGAGAGAGTTCTTTACAAGACAGACTGGAAGCTAAGATAGAGGACGACTTCGAGGTTTACGATATTTTACTAAAGGCAGGAGTAGCTCCAGAGCAGGCTAGGATGGTACTCCCTGTGTCTCAGATGACAGAATGGTACTGGTCAGGATCACTGGATGCTTTCGCTGACATGTGTAACCTACGCTGCAAGGAAGACACCCAATGGGAAACCAGACAGATTGCTAACCAGATTGACGAAGAGATGGGTAAACTCTACCCGGTAGCATGGGAGGCTTTGAGAGCTTATGCTGATTGATAATATCTGGGATTCTAATCTATCCGATAAAATTAGAAAAGAAGCCTACAGCAGCCCACAGAAAAATATGAAGGATGCCATGGACGCTGTGAAAGTAAACAAACCCGGAAGAGTAGTCTACGTAGAGGGGGACAAGATTATGGAATACGAAGCACCTGACTATGATTATAAACCTCCCCACGAGAGACAGGTAGGAGGATCACACTATAAAGACTTGCCTATTCAACCCAGTGAGTTCATCAGGAAGAATGGACTAGGCTGGTACGAAGGGAATATCATCAAGTATACCTGTAGGTACAAACAAAAAAATGGCGCAGAGGACATCCGTAAGGTTATCCACTACGCCGAATTGTTGTTAGAAGAATTGGAGAGGGGGGCTTAGGCTCCCTTTTTCTTTACGCTACCTTCCAGATTTTAATATCCGCATAGACTTCCACTTCACCTAGGTTGGACGGGTAGCCTAGGCCATTAGTGTTTGAAGTGTTAGAGCATCTATGTTGAAGCTCAAAGTTCTTGCTACCCGCAATAGTAACACGACCGGAGAGTTTAGAAGTATTCCCGCAGAAGTCACCAGACGCTGCTCGTTCACTGAATCCAATAAGAGCCGTGGTGCTATCAGAAGTATTCCTGAGTCTGAGTTTATGTTCATTCGCCTGATAGGCCGAGGCCTCTGCTTCTATATAGTAGGTACCAGCAGGAAGAGTGATGACACTAGATGCTACACTAGCACCAGAGATTTCACTGGTGAGAGCAGTATTCAGAGTTCTCTTCTGCCAACTCCCCGAAGTAAAAGTGCCTCCTGCGGTATTAGCAGCCTTCTGGTCTTGAAGATGATACAGTGCCCCATTAAAACCGCTCGCTAAAATCTCCGCATCTACGTAGGCCTTAACACTCTGTTGACTAGGAATAGCAGTAGCACTATCCGAGGCCATGTCGTCCTCATCCTTGAAGTCAAGGAGAGCAGCAGTGGTAGCCGAGTCGAAGTAGGGAATCTTGTCTGTAGCCTGAGTGAGTCCACTAAGGTCATCAAGGATAGCATCCCAAGCCTGTACGTCTACACCAATCTCCACTCCAAGGTTAGTGCGAGAGGTAGAAGCATCCGCCAGATCACTCAGGTTATTGGCGGCAAGCATATCACCAGTACCAGCACCAGTAGCACCCTTCTGCGCTACGAGTGCCCACTTTGCAGCAGCAAGA